CACTCAGGGCAGACCCTCGAGGGGTGACCTAAAGCGTGCAAGCGCTGCAGATATTCTGGCCATGGCTCAGGCTATGCACAGACGCTGACAGCATGCTAAGGTAAGCCACAAGTAAGGCCACCCCACTGCGGAGCCTTGCGCGACTGGCACTGCATCAGCAGCACGCTCTATCCGCAAGCAATCACTCACAGTGGAGGGCCTACCATGGCACCCCAATCCGTAATCAGCACCACGCTGCAGCTGCTGCGTGACAAGCTGATCGACAATAGCTTCCTGTCCCATCCCCTCTTCCGGGCCATTGAGTCTGCTGGCAACCTTGTGAAGGTGTCCGGTGGTCTTCGCGTTGAGCAGCCTGTCATCTTTGGTGAGCACTCGAGCATCACCGAGCTGAGCAACGGCTTTGAGCCTGTCAGCATGGCAGTCACTGACCCCTTCAACACGGCCAAGTTTGAGTACAGCAACTTCACCCAGCCCATCATCCTGAGCGCTGTGGAGAAGGCTGCCAACAAGGGTGACCTTGCTGTGGTCAACATCCTTGAAAGCAAGATGAAGAATGTGATGCTGGGCCTCAAGAAGGAAGTCAGCAAGCAGGTGATGGTGGGCAACTCCACCAAGCTCACCACGCTGCAGACCCTGAACGGCTTGACCACTGCTGCAGGCACCGGTTGGCTTGAGGGTGTGGCTGCTGCTTCCCAGCAGAACAGTGTGGGCGGTCTGAGCAAGGCTACCTATCAGGCCAACAACTGGTTCAACCAGTTCTATGACTCGGCTGCCAACTTCGACCTGTCCCACCTTGACCAGCTCATGATTGACTGCCAGGTGCGCAACCCCTCGGGTGAGTTCCCTGACATCATCTTCATGAGCCCCAAGTGCTTTGCAGCCTTCCAGGCGCAGCAGCAGTCCTATGTCAACTATGTCAGCGCTTCTGACCGTGATGGTCTGGACCGCGATATGGTTGCCATGTGGCGTGGTGCCAAGATTTATGTGGAGCCCAACCTCGGCTTCACCGCTCAGAACCCTGCCAAGCCTGTCAGCGCCTATGTGCTGAGCAGCAGCAACTTCCAGCTGTATGCAGATACTGACGGCTTCTTTGAGGTGTCGGATATGATGCCTGTGCCGGGTACTGCTACTGAGGCTGCAATGGTGTTCTGCCGCATGCAGCTTGTCACCGGTCACCTTGCTTCGCACGGTGTCCTTCTCGACGCGGAGGCCTGAGAACATAGCTACTTCTACTCTCGTCCAGTTCATTGACGCTGGGGAAGGGGCTGACACCTCCAACCGGCGGCAAACCGAAACCTTCCTTGCAGGTGGCACCATTGTTGCCGGTGATGTTGTTGCCCTTGACACCACCCAGACGGGTGCTGACCGGGTGCTCTATGTCATCCAAGCAGCCAATGTGGGCACGGGCAACCCGCTCGCAGTCGGCGTCAGCTTGAACGCTGCAGCAAGTGGTGAGCAGGTTGAGGTTGTGGTGTCCGGCTATGTGGCCGATGTAAACTGCGCAGGCGGCACCATTGGTGCTGCTGGCCTGCCCCTTAGCGCTGGCAAGACGGCTGCTGGTGAAGTGGATGCTTCGGCAAACACGGATACCGCTGGCCTCTTTGCAGTGTCGCTTGAGGCAAAGGGTGCAACCACGGCCAACAAGGTTGCCATCCACATCCCCAAGCGCTTCTGAGTCCCCCCCAAGGCAGCAGCGGGTTTGTCCTCTCTCACTGCTCCTGCTGTCTGCCCCATCCAGCTCCCTGCTCAAGCTGGGTGGGGCTCTTTCCCATGAGGTGACCGATGAATCTGGGTGAGCTGCTCGACTTCTGCGGGAACCTTCTGGACTATGACCCGAGCAACGACACATATCGTGAGCAGTTGGTCAGCCTGCTCAACGATGCACAGACACGCTGCCTCACAGATAGGCCTTGGGCCTTCTGCTCGAGGGACCGCAAGCTGCAGGTGTGGACGGACACCACCCTATCGCTGACCTTCACCAATGGGCAGGCACAGGTCACAGGCGCAGGCCTGCCCGTGTCCACAAACCCAGTGACCCCGGGCAGCACCCTCGCAGGGGCGGAGCTGACCTTCACGGATAGCAACGGGGATGAGCACACCCATCACATTGCATGGGTAGAGCTGACAACCCGGCTGTATGTGGACCGTCCCTACACAGGGGTCACAGGCACCTACACGGCCACTGTGCAGCGCAGGGAAGTCTACCTACCCAGCGACTGTATGACGCTGCAGAACCTGTCTGACCCCCATGTGGGCATCCCTGCCAAGGCTCTCTACTTGAGCAAGTGGGAGCGGGAGGATGCCAACCTTGACCCCTCCCTCCTGGGCACGATTGAGGCCTACCTGCCCAGTGAGGGCAGGCGGGTAGCAGCACCGGTCACCCCTCGAGGTGTGGCAACGGTCGCAGCAGTGGGGCAGGGCGCTCGCACCATCAACCTGTATATGGTCAATGTGGAGGGGCCTGCAGCGCAAAACTACCCGACCTATGAGGCTCAATACAGCAGCGGGTTTGAGTCTGCCTTGAGCAAGGTGGCCACCTACAGCCTGACCGATACCCAGACCCTGCAGCTCACACCTGAGACGATTGGCAATGAGACAGGCCTCTATCGTCGCTACTACTTCACCTGCCCTGAGGCGGGCATCCTTGCCCCAGTCCGGGTGAGGCATGCAGACACAGAGGACCCCCTTGCTGTGGGTGTGGATACGGTGCCTCCCACTGGGGGCATCACCCTCAAGCCTGACCTGAGCCTTGCCAAGCTGGATAGCCAGAGCTTCCATGCCCGGGCAATCCGGTACCGGTTCAACCAGGCAGCGCTGTATCAGTCTGTAGAGCTGTACCCTCACCCCAGCGCTGACCAAGATGTCAATGTGCGCATGGTGATTGCTCCCACTCGCATGCAGGAAGACCAAGACGCCCCACTGGTACCTGCTGCCTATGCACAAATTGTGGCCTATGCGGCGCTTGAGGCCTTGAGTCTCAAGGTGGACAATCCTGCCCTTGCTCAGGTCTACATGCGCAAGAAAGATGTGCTCTACAAGGCCATGGAGCAGCGCTACCTCAAAGAGGTGCCCCGTCGCATCATCAAGGGGCAGCCCACTGCGGGCTACCGCTTTGTGCGCAACCCGTTTGGAAAACTGACCTTCTCATGAACCAGTCACAGTACCAGACACCCACAGCAGGTGGCATTGCTACCCGGCTGCCTCAGAATCCGCAGAACGCAGGTGAGGTAAACAACTGGCGCATTGACCGGGTGTCAGGCGGTTGGTGCAGTCGTGTGGGCTATGAGCCCTACCGGGTGGGCCACTCGAGCTGGGAGCCTTTCACGACTACAGGCCCCATCTATGGGCTGCATGTAGCGCAGCAGCTGGGGGGCGGTGCAAGGCAGGCAGTCCTCTTTGAGGCAGATGGGAAGCTGCAGTACTACTACGATGCAGTAGGGGGAGTGCCTGCACTACGGGTGCTGCAGTCTGACCGTCATGTGCCCACCCCTACTGAGGCAGGGCCATGGTTTACCGATACCCCTCATGGCACCATTGTCACCAATGGGGTTGACCGTCCTGTCATCGTCAACCCGTGGCCCCTTGGAGACTTTGCCGAAAGCAGCACAGCTATCTCCCGCTGTGTCCGCCCCTTTGGCTTTGCGACGCTGCCCCCAGCTCCTGAGCCCTACCAAGTAGTGCCCATGCCTGCCCCCAGTGGTTCCGGGGTCTACAACCCCACTGTGCAGAGTGGTGTGACCTTGTGGGCATGGCGCAACGCTGCAGCCATTGCAGATGGGGGCAAGTGGGGACTGGGCTTTGCTACTCAGCGCGGGGACTTGGGTACTCAGCAGTCCCTCTTCTCCTACGCTGTGAGCTTTATCAGTGACACGGGCAGTGAGGGGCCACTCAGTGAGCTTGCTACAGTCTCATGGGACTTGCCAAGTGGGGCAGTGGGTGCGCGCCACTGTGTAGCGCTGCAGCTGCCCATCGGGCCTGAGGGTACGGTAGCGCGCAAGGTCTACCGCACCAAGAACTACAGCGATGACTACCAATATGTGGGTGACACCACCCTCTATAGCGTCGATGTAGTGCGGAACAATGCAGAGGACCTCTTCTTTGACCCTGTAAAGACTGCAGACCTGCGCAACCCGCGCCAGGAGATTGCTACAGGCCCGCTGCCTGCCCCCCGGGCACGGTTTTCTGCCCTCTTCGCAGGCTGTCTGTGGCTGGATGGGGGCACAGCAGATGGCCTCAGCCTGTACTACTCAGCCCCGGGTCTGATTGAGCAGTTCAGTCCTGCCAGCTACATCCAGCTCAGCGCAGAAGGTGGGGCAGTCACCGGCCTCTTTGGCAGCTACACCCGGCTTGTAGTGTTCAGGGAACGGGGCATTGATGTGGTGAGCGGGAGCTACACCGGGGGCTTTGAGGTCACCACCATCAGCAACTCAGTGGCCTGCCTGTCTCCCCACACCATCCAAGCAGTGCCCGGGCTGGGTGTGGTCTTCCTTGCCCGTGATGGGGTGTATGCCCTCACAGGTGGCCTTGAGGGTGGGGCTATTGCAGACCTTATCAACCTGACTGTGCAGCAGGATGAGCTTCTGCAGCGCATGACCCCTGATTGCTTGCCCAAAGCTGTGGGTGTGTTCAGCGCAGCAGCTCGGGAATACCAGGTCTGGTATGCAGCTGCAGGAAGCGACCGCCCCAACCGGGGGATAGTGCTGCACCTTGACCGGCTGGCACTCATTGACGCTCAAGGCCTGAGTGCTTGGTCTACCCGTAGCGGCTTTCCTGTGGGAGCAATCAGCACCCGGGCAGATGGCACCATCATCTTTGGGCATCACACAGGGGCAGAAGCAGGGGGCACAGACTCCCAGCGCGGTCTATTTGTCCAATCGGGCAAGCGAGCCCGGGGCAGTGTCATCAGTGATGATGTGATGGTGTGGAACCCGCCACCCACAAGCACCTACCGGTCAGCATGGTGGTCAGCAGGTGACCCCCAGCTGCAGAAGCAGGTGACCTATGTGACTGTGTGGGTGATGACTACGGGTGATGCCTCAATCACCATGCGCCACTACAAAGATTTCTCCCTCACCCCTGTGCTTGAGCGCACCTATCTGGCACAGCCCCCTGATGCTGATGTGCTGCCCACCATGGATAGCACCGTCTTGGGGACTGCCAGCTACAGCAAAGAGCGATTGGTGCCCCTGCGCTACAGTGTGGCCCACATGAGTGCAGCATGGTTCTGTTTTGAGGTTGAGACGACTGCTGACCTCATCATTGTGGGTCATGAGTATGAGTTCACCACCAAGGGCACCAAGGTGGTGATGGGGCGGAGAGCATGAAGCAGTGGACGCAAAGAGAAGCCACTCAGGGCGCTACAGCTTCCCCTGA